TCACGCGGTGGCCTTACAGGCGGCAGGTGCGACGTGTTCCTGGGCTCGGTCGATGAGTAGAGCACTTAGGTCGATGAGTTGTTGGATGCCAAGGAGGATGGCGCGGTGCGGTTCATCGAGGTCGAAGGCCAGATTGGCGGCCATTTGGTTCGCGGATGCGAGGTTTTCGGCGGCGTTGGCCAGGAGGGTTTCGGTGTCGATGTTGGGGTTGACTAGGAATAGGTTGTTGATTGGGCGCTCGACTGGTGCAGCGTCGTCGGATGAGGGCAAGTGATGATGGACTGCTCGCTGGGCTGCGGCTTGAAGCTTGGGATTTACAGACGGTGCGGCTTGATCAAGTGAGGAACTGCGTGCGTGGTCGTGCGTGGGCGAAGCTCCAAGTATTCACGGGAGTTAAAAACGCCTTAGCAATTCGGACTTCCACCTCCGGCCACTTGGTTCTCAGAGGCTTAAGGAGGGTAGCGGCGCATGATCTGACAAGCAAGCTGAGAACATTGTAGGATGACTCCATAACATGCAGTTTTACCCACATGGAACGTTAGATATGACCGATAATGCATTGCAGGAACCGGCTGAGGAAATCACGCAATCTTTTGCTGAATTCTTGGAAAATTCACCTCCAAATCAGCATGCCATAATTTCAGATCTGGTGACTTTAAAATGGTCTGACAACAAGCGAGCAACCTGCTTAAAAACTCCAGAAATCCAACTTCATTGCACCGAAGATTCATGTAACGGCATTAGATTTTTCCGTTGCACGGTGGGTAATGACGTGCACATAGGTATAGACAAACACATAAACACCTACCTCATCTACAGATGTGCAAACTGCCAAAACTCCACAAAAACATTTTCGATTGCAGCAAAGCGCACCGACGACAGCATGAGTGGTATGCTGTATAAATTTGGAGAGGCGCCAACTTCTGGCCCTCCTACCCAGGCTAGATTACTAAAATTAATTGGACCAGATAGAGATATATTTCTAAAAGGTCGTCGCTGCGAAAACCAGGGTTTAGGAATAGGAGCATTTGTATATTACCGTAGAGTTGTAGAAAACCAAAAAGACCGAACATTAAAAGAAATCAAAAAAGTTCTAGAACGCTTAAACTCACCCAATGAAAAAATTGAAACTTTAAATATAGCAATCAATGAAACACAGTTCTCAAAGGCTTTGGAAATTGCTAAACAGGCGATCCCTGAAAGCTTACTAATAAACGGACACAATCCGTTAAAGCTCTACACAACGCATTAAGTGACGGGATCCACAACATGTCTGACAGCGACTGTCTTGCATACGCATCGAGTATAAGGGTCGTTTTGAACGAGCTTTCTGAGCGTCTTTCACAAGCTTTAAAGGACGAGGCCGAATTAACCCATGCAATCTCCCGTCTACTGGCACCTAAACCTCAATAGAAGCCAGTGACAGCAGTGGATCGAGAGTGGAACAGACTTGAGGTCAAAAATCTCCCGGAAGGTTTGCCCTTAAAATGGCTAAAGTCATCTGCTCGGGACTACGAACCCAAATTTTATAGGCCATCATCAACCCAGTAATTTGATTCGCAGCGACTGCCCTATAGAGGTATTCGTAGCCCTGTACCCGAACGAAAAAACTGAGCATTCCTTCGCTCAATGTAAAAAACTCATCGTGCTCTAAATCTAAAGCTTCTGAGGACTCAAGCAGCTTTAGATAGTAGAAGGCAATTTCGTCTTGGTCGTCCCCCCCTTGAGCACCTATCGGCAGCGTCATATCCGGCCGGCCGTTAAATCCTTCGTGTGCAACCTTGTGGCATTCGTAACAAAGCGTAATTCCGTTGCCGAGTTCATATCGCGCCTGCGAAATTAATGTCCTTCTAAAAACATGATGCGCTTGGACCCGATCGTCAGAATTACAGACGAGACAGTGGTGAGCATCTCTAGCTCTGATAAACCGACTCCAAAGCGCAAGACACCATCTGTCTGAGCGGTTGTTATCAATTGCTCTATAGAGCCTATCTCTAAGCCTAATCAACTGTTCCTTATCGATAACAGGAACTCCCGAAATACTCACAACTCGCTCCTTGATCAACGTAGATCGATTGCGCCACCCCGCCTCGTACCGCGTAGCTCCAACTCACGAAATATACCTATTGAAACAACACCGAAAGATAGCAAAAAAGGGACAGATTTATTTATACCATCGCTGGGAAAAAGCCAATCACAAGACAACAAAAAAGCTGCGTCATCCGCGGCCTATTTACTTAGGCCTTCAGTTCATCTGGCGTGTGCGTCTTGACGCCAATCAGCCAAGGCGGCGCTCATCCGAGGAAAAAGGGACAGATTTGTTTAAAACTGAGTCTCCTGTCACACGCTCAATAGCCGGCCTCTCAAACCCATTCCTGATAAACTGCCCACCCTTCGCATTCTCCATCCAAGACTCCAATGCCTTCAGCCATAGCTCCACAGCCAGCCCTCTCCCGCCGCTTCTCCGTCGCCCCGATGATGGATTGGACGTAGCCTTTCTCAAATTCACCGCCAGTCTTGCTTACGGGGCACCTACAGGCTGCTCGTGTAGCAACTTTCAAGCAAGCACACATGTGACGGACCACTGCTATGCTTTGCTCTTTTTGACGGAGTTGCACACATGTCAGCGGAATACTCACTACCGAATTTGCTTGAAAGAATGTACGAAAATCAGCTCGCTTTGGAGGCGGCCCTGATGGAGTTGACCCTCCAAAGCGAGAAGCAGGGCCTGAGTGAGGTAGGAGATAACGTGCGTGGCGCCCTTTTCGTGATCGGTGAAAACGCCGGTCACATTAAGCAGGGGTTGGCGAAGCTAAAAATCAAATATTTCTAACAAAGGACACCCCGATTATGCAGGAGTATGTGGGGATTTTGAGGGGTAAGCCCGTGGTTTCAGGCAGGGAGGCCCGGCCACAGAAAATTACAGACATGCATTGTGGGCATTGAATGGCATACATCGGCCTACGGCTTGCCCATTTTGGTCCAAGCCTAAGACGCCCGAGCCTTTTTTTTTGCTATGGGTGCCCCTAAGATATTCAAAATACACAACAAAAAAGCTTACGGTGCCGCTGCCCCTTCTGAAATCTGTTCAAACGTCTACCATATCTATCAATTTCGCTACCGTCGACTATCTGGCGATAACCGTTTACTGCTCCCTCTCTCAGCTAGCTTTTAGGTTTTCAGCAATTAACAAGGAATTTTAAATGACGGATCCAATAAGCGTTAAAGGAATCGGGACAGCGGCAAAAACCTGCTTGAGTCTCGCGAAAGGCGTGGGCCCCCTACTCATTTCTCAGTTTGACTACGCTAAATTTAAATGGCTTGACTACAAGCAGAAGCAAGCGCAACTAGCTGGCTATTCCGAGTTTTTTCTAGCTGAAACGAGATCACTGGTCGAACTAAAACAAGAGCAGCTGCGAGATAGTCTAACCAAAACTGGAATAGACCGGATCCGAGCAGAAGAAAATGTCAACCTAATATCCAAAGAAATAAATAAACTTCTAGTTTATTCGAAAATCCCAACTCACACTCTTTACCTTGAATCCAAGAATGGCCAAGCAGCGCAAGTTGAGCACGAACAGCCGATAGAAATAAATGACACTTGGATTGATCGCTTTAATGAACTCGCTGGAAAGCTTAACGAGGAATGGCGTCAAAATCTCTTAGCTAAAGCATTCGCAATCGAGGCAATCACCCCTAGCACAATCGGATTGGACACGCTATTTACAATTGGTATGCTAGATCAAAAATCTTTTTATTTTTTTGATGCAATACTGTCCTGTTCCATACAACTATATGAATCTTATTTCATACCAATTAGTGACATATCTTTAGAGCTTGAGATTGACGTAAACGAGTCGAAGCACACTATCAGCAATATTATGTATCAACTCCAACACACCGGACTAATAGCTTATGACGAAAATCTGGGAATTAATCTAATAGCAGGAAATCGAATACTCTTTCGATATGATGATAATATACTAGTAGCACAATCCCCAACCAACAAACATATCTCATCAGTAATCGCAAGCAGGTCTGGCATAGCCCTAGCATCGCTGTGTGAAATAACACCAAACGAGCACGGCTCGAAAATTTTCGACTTGTTCGAAAAAGAGCTTATGGAGAATGATGCATTCAAACTTCGGTATAAATCTTAATATAATACCTTGTCATCAAGTATCAAAATTAATCACTCTAACTCACTGACTTTTGAGCAGACCGTGTTTGAAAAATCTCATAAGCCATCGGTCCAAACGCAGCACCTAGGTAACCGTTTTCTCAATAGAGCACTGACACAATCGAAACGCGCAAAGTGATCTATCTCGTTTCAAAAAACCTGCCTTATGGCGGGTTTTTCGTTTTTTTCACCAGTGAAATAGGGAGACTCACCTTTATCAGTTTGTGAACGTCTAACGGGTGGCCGTGCAATCGCGCTGCATTAAACTGTCAAACTTTGCAAATTTTGAAATTTCAGATCGCCTGCAGAATCCTACAGCCCGCCTGGGCTGTAGGTTCGTTTGCACAACATCCGGATTTGCAAAAAAAACGGACGCAAGGCCCGTCGGCGGAAGGGGGATAAGTGCTTTTTCAAACGTGCTTTTCTTCTGTCGGGCATTTTCGATGTTTGAAGGCTAAATTTTTTGCCATCGCGCCTGCACAAAACCGTTAGAGGCTACCGTTCAATGTCTACTCAGCGCCATCATATGATCGCTTCATCCACGGTTCCCACTTCCCCAAGATTGACCGGGGTGCCCTCTTACGCCAATCAAACGTGATAGATCTGGAAGGTTTGAAATTGCAACCAAGAGCAGGCTCATTGACGCGCTGGCGCCAATCTGCGTTTTTTTGGAGTGATAGCGGCCAGCTAAACCGCACCGAGAGGCGTTTTCTCAAAAAACCTGTGCCCACATACATTCAGAAGTCAATTCAAAGTTTATTTTTTAAAAAAAATGGTTTAATGTCAATTTGCCATGCGCTCGTAAATTAAAAAAATACAAAAGCGACTTTAGTACACACTTTAAAATATGAAACCACAAAGAGAAAAGCATAACATGGAAGACTCTAATAAAATCCGCTGGCTTCACTTGTCAGATTTCCATATGGGCAAAGAGGATTACGATCAAAAATATTTTCTTGGTCGAATATTAGAACACGTGTCTGAGCGCTTACAAGCAGGTTACAAGCTTGATTATGTCTTCATCACTGGAGACATTGCCAATCGTGGAGCTGTGAAGGAATACGAAAGATTTTTAGAAGAGTTTATTATACCTCTAGAATTACTCGCACCAAACTTACTTGGAAAACTATTCCACGTACCTGGGAACCATGACATTGACCGAAATACTTTTGGAGCGTTTGACAGGCACTTGATCCTACAAACTACATCTCCACACTTAGAAGTTTCAGAAGAATCACAGAAACAAAGAACTGTTTTAGCAGATCGTTTTGAGGCGTACATAGACAATGACACTACCGGATACGCTGAATTCTTCAAGAAACCTGAAGGTGCTTACTCCAAAGAATTCACTCATGGCGATCAGAGGATAGCAGTAGTCGGAATCAATACTTCTTGGTTATGTAGAGACGAAAAGGATTTTAGAGCGATAACCCCTGGCAAGGCACTTGTAACGGAAGCCTTAGCCAAGGTTAGTGGAGCAGACCTCACTATTGTACTTGGACACCATCCAATGGACTGGATTTCTAGGGAGCATGCTCAGCCGATAGGACAGATATTTGGATCTCATCACGTTATCTATCTGCACGGCCACATGCATACTGCTTGGATGGCTCCCGCATATACAGGTGTCAATCCGTACTTGAATGTTCAGTGTGGCGCATCCTATCAAGCCAAAGAAGGCGATATAGATACAAATGGTTTAGTATGGGGAGAGGTAGATCTTGAAAAGCAAACCCTGAGCGTTCAACCATGGCAATGGAACTACGCGCTGCAAGAATGGAAAGTTAACGAACAAGCACTACCAGAAGGCAATAAATTTGGACAGTGGTGGAAAACTTTTACACCCAAACGCCATAGCGCACTATTCAACCAAAAACTGAACGAGCCCAAAGCATTGCCAGGGGGATGGGAGATTCAATCTTTCGATTCCCTGAAGGGATATCATGCTGAACTTCCAGCACACGAAGCTATAAATTTCTTTAACGGCGCAGTTCCTACTTGGCGGATTGCAATCTCATCATCCGTTAACTCCCGCAGAATAGTAACCAAAGCTGCAAGCTTGTTCCGAAATATCTTAGCTGCTGAAAGACCTATAGTCACCTGTATAACTTCCGCAGGGTGCGAAGGAAAAAGCACTGCGCTTTTACAAACCGCCTATGAGGTAGTGAAAGCTCACCCAAAACTAAAAATTCTAAGACGTTTCAATGACAACCGACCATTTGACGAAAAAATACTTCTCGATTTGACAGAAGGCGCAGAACAATGGCTCATTGTACTAGATGAAGTTCAAGAGGCTGACGCAATTCTCGAGTTTATCGAAAAAAACATAAACTCGATCCTAGGACGAATCCACTTTCTCATAGCCTGTAGGGATTCAACTTGGATATCTTCAGGTTCACAACTAAGATGGTCGATTACTGATTTCCGCAACGAGAAGCTTTCTGGACTCACGAACACCGATGCAGAATCTATTGTTAGTGCTTGGGCGGCCTATGGAGACGAAGGTCTGGGCGCTCTCGCAAATACCGCAAAAACACGGCGCGCTGAAATACTTAAGCAGTATGCAGATGAAGAGGGTCGGAAAGAAGAAAGCGGAGCCTTGTTCGGTGCCTTACTCCTTGTTCGCCATGGAGATGACCTCTACGACCACGCCAAAATGCTTGTAGAGAAGCTTGATACTATCTCGATTAGTGACGACAGAACGCTTAAAGACGCAATAACTTACGTCGCTATAATGCATGCAATTGACCATACTTACTTAAGCAAAGAAGTTCTTCAGCACGTGCTCAACATCGAACAAGGGAAATTCCAGGCGCGTGTACTTCGACCTTTAGGTGAAGAGGCGGCGGCAAGCCAGACCTCGAACTACGTATTAACAAGACACAAATACATAGCAAAGGAAATATTCAAGGTACTTTCAGCAGAGTTTGCTTCAGATTTAAAAGAAAGATACCTCGACCTAGTTCGCTCAGCGTCACAACTGGCAAAATCTGGATTTTACCTAAAGGATCTTGAGTCATGGCGATTCAAACTATCAAATTATTTTATGACAGCGGGCGACACAAGTTTCGCCATCAAAATATCGGAAGAAATTCTTAAAGTCTCGACTTCTGACGTATATATGATTACATACCTAGCAAAACTACTGAGAACAGATAACCGCTCTCCTGATGCAGTTGACTTATTTAGAAACCATGAAGGTGAACTTGATAGAAACAAGCGAAGCTTTTACTTTAGCTGGGGCGTAGCTGAAAGCGAAGGCAATCCGATTCAAGGGGCAGCACTTTCCTTATTTTCGCTCAGTGATGACTGCGAGTACGCGCCCTATGAGTTTGACGAGGTAGTTTACCTTCTCAATGGCATCTCTGAAACCTTTAAGCGACTACACGCCAGATATATCGACACAGAGTATATGGATGCTTACCTTTCAATTTGTTCACTCTTAGTGGATTGTCACCTGTATAAAGACTCGGCAGAAATCAGCGGTAACGCACAACAATATAAGCAGCAGGTAGAACGAAAGCTGTATCCGACGATACCTCACAAAGCGAGAGTTGAGCACTTACAGAACGCGTTCGATCTGTGCATCAGCTACCCTACTACATCTGTCATAATGGAAAAAATAAGCGGATATGGCACGCTTGGATTTGATTCACTAACTCGCATTATCGACAATATAAGCAAGCTAAGAGCCCGAAAACAACTTCCCAATAAATCTTGAGCCCCAATTAACTCTTATCGCCATCTACCACAACAAACATAAATGGTAGATGGCAATCTCATAAAACGAAATTTACACGCCCTCTGGTCACCTATAAATTAGCCGAAATATAAAATCACGCCCCTCCCCTAATTACACTATCAAAAGTTGGATATTTACGAAGACTCATAGAACCATGTCGCAACCTCTCTTAAACTTCCGCAAAGTTCGAAGACTGAGACGGCGCTCAGCATAAACTCCAGCATTCAACACTATTACAACTGAAAATATTTATCACAGCCTCGTGACGCTAACGATATCGAAAAGTTAATTAAAGTGTAATTTTTTAACTTTATGCTCAGTTTGGTGGCGGCACCTGAATCACTTGAAAAGTCTATTGCATTTGCCGGCACCGGTGTTGGCCCGTGAGTACGAATGGCCAACTGAATGTTCATCTGCCGCACCAGGTCGAGAAGATCACACGACAAATGGGAATGGTCGCCTCTCTGGGCGACCCGATCAACGCACGCGTAGAGACGGTCACCACGGACAAGTTTTTTAAGCAACTCTGGCCGAAAGGCCGCGCTCTGGTTCCGAGTGAGGGGTGGTATGAGTGCGTTAAAGACTCTGAAGAACCGAAAAATAAGCAGCCCTACTTCATCCGATTGAAGAGTCAGAAACCCATGTTCTTTGGAGCGCTTGCCCAAGTTCACCCCGGCCTTGAACCTCACGAGGGCGATGGTTTCGTGATCATTACCGCCGCCAGAGATCAGGGCATGGTGGACATCCACGACTGCAAGCCGTTGGTGCTGACCTCGAACATGCCAGGGAATGGCTTGACCCAAACCTTTGCCCTGAGCGAGCCGAGGAAATAGCGAAGGAATGCAGTCAGCCAGTGGACGAATTTGAGTGGTATGCAGTTGGCAAAGCAGTTGGGAATGTGAAAAACCAGGGGGCCGAATTGTTGCAACCTGAGCCCCCCAAGAATGGTTGATCTAATCAACATTGAAACTTGATCTTCAGAACAGCCCACCCAGCGCGGCGGGCTCCCAGTTCATGATCACCAACTCACCTCTCAGATCGGCTTTACCTTGCCGCTGATTTGCGGTCGTGTAGCGAATGTCTACCGTCTCAAAATGGAACCCCTCGAACACTCGCCGAATGTCAGGGTGGTCATTGATGCTAACCATCACCCTACCTTTGCAGCGCCGCATAAAGTCGGCCATACGTTCGTAGTTCTCAAAGGGAAAGTCCACTCCGTAACCTGCCGTCTGCCAGTAAGGCGGATCCATGTAGTGAAAGGTATGCGCACGGTCGTAGCGTTCAGCGCAATCCAGCCAAGGAAGGTTTTCTACATAGGTGCCGGACAGACGCTGCCATGCTGCCGAGAGGTTTTCCTCGATCCGCAGCAAGTTGATCGCCGGACCAGTAGTGGCGGTACCAAATGTCTGACCAGTGACCTTGCCGGCAAAGGCGTGGTGTTGCAGATAGAAAAACCGGGCGGCGCGCTGGATGTCGGTGAGGGTTTCGGGGCGGGTCATCTTCTGCCACTCGAACACCTGGCGGGAGCTGAGCGCCCATTTGAACTGGCGCACGAATTCTTCCAGGTGGTTCTGAACAACGCGGTACAGCGTCACCAGGTCGCCGTTGATGTCGTTTAGGACTTCAACCGGTGCGGCCTGGGGACGCATGAAGTACAGCGCGGCGCCGCCGGCAAAGACTTCGACGTAGCATTCGTGGGGTGGGAAGAGCGGGATAAGGCGGTCGGCCAGGCGGCGTTTGCCGCCCATCCAAGGGATTATGGGGTTGGACATTTAAAAAGCAAGGCCTTTGCTGTATGGATAAACAGTGCTAGGCTCGCTCCGCTTTGTGCACGAAGCAGGAGCCTTGGCTGGACTTGCAGGGGTAATCTGCGAGGAAGGTGGTACCGTTTGGATGTTGACGCATCCAAACGGACCGCTCTTTTATAAATAAAAATATTCAGTAACAGTTTTGCCTAGGCAGTAACCCTGGCAGTTTGCTTATTCTAGATAGATAGCTAGCATCAAAGCGCCACTACCCTAGGAGTTATTGAAATGACTAATGGTATTTTCTCTGTCGCTTTTAGATCCAACCGTCCAGACAATGGGGACGGACTTGTAGTAATTAAGGACGGTACTGTTAATGGTGGAGATCCAAACTATCTCTATCAGGGAAAAATACCAACCAACTCTGGCCCCTTTACAGGGCAGTTCAAAGTCAGCATGTGGCGTTCGGGAAATACGAATGTTGCAGGAATTGATAACTACATTCTAAACGCCAACGGCAATATTGATTATGAGGGTGGGACAGTCTCGCTGTCCGGCACTGTTGAAGGTGCTCCTCATATCCAAATAAGCCTTCAGGGTAAAAGGATTGCGCCAGCTGTTTAGTTATCCGTAGACGTCAGATGACCTCTCGAAGGTCATCTGATACCGCAAATAGCCTTAGTCACGAACAGCAGATATTTCTTTCACGTACGCCTGACACGCCCGCAAGGCAATCAATCCTCGGTCGCCGGCATCGGTGATTCCGATAATTCGTTGAGCATGCGCTGGGTCAAGTTGGGCTCTTGTGGTGCCATGAACCACGCGGCCGGTGGTGGCGGTGGTTGGCACTGAACAGCCGCTGGTGGCGTCGGTGGCGGTGAGTACGACTGACAACCGCAGATCAGCAGTAGCCAGGCGATCACGCAGACGAGCCTGCTTCGTTTGCTCATCGGTCAATTCCTTGTAGTGGGTTTCGTCTTTGTTCTGCAGGCGCTGCTCCAGGGCGAAGCGCTTGTCTTGCTCATTGCGCTGCAGCGCGGCAGCGGCTTGCGATAACTCGTTGAGGGTGTCGGCCTGGAGCCGGGCCTGGCGCTCCAACTGCTGACCGTAACGCCAGCCTTGGGCGTTCCAAGCCATAGCAGCAGAGCCAGCGGCCAATATCGCAAGCAACAAGCAGACTGCCGCGACTCGGTATTGCACGGGGATCAGGTCGAAGAAACGCATAACACCGTCCTCGCCCTGGCCCACAGCTGCAGACGATCTTCCAGGCCGTTGAGCCCGCCATTGATCCGGCGGGTGATGGTGTTGAATTGCCCTTGATCCGCGAGCGCGTTCAACCCGTTCACGGACCAGAACCACGCTGCAGACTCTGCCGCCCATTGAGGCGTTTCCAGCAGCTCCGGTGTGCGCAGCAATCGCTCATCACCAAACAGCGCCAAGCTGCAGCGCAGGTAGTTATCGTGGCCGGTGATCTGGATCAGCCCACGGCCACGATAGCGTTGACCGTCACCGTCGGCTGCCGGGGTGTTCCCCAACTTCGCAGCCAGCGGGCCGGTGTCGTACTTGCTGAGGTACTGATCACCGCCCAGCTCGCGCACATATTGCAGTTGGCCGGACTCATGACCGATCTGGGCGAGAAAAGCTGCCTGACGCTTCGGCGTATCGATTTTTCGGTTGACCATGGCCGCGTTCAGGGCGGATACAAAAACGCCCGCTTGGCGGCGGGCGTTGGGCATGATGCGTTGGAGTTGCTGCTCGGTAATGGACATCGCTTTTTCCCAGGCAAAAAAAGACCGCTCGACGGCGGCGGGTGATGAAGCAGGTACGGCCAGTTACAGCTCCAGGACTTTGACCTCCTTGGACTTCTTCTTTTTCTTACCGGCCGCCTTGGCCTTACCCTTCTTCCCTGCGTTGCACTCCACGGTCGTGCTCCAGCCGGACTGGGTGAACACCTGCTCCACGGAGTCAACCAGGAACTCGCCATCCAAACCGTCCTTGAAGCCCTGCGCATTGATCTGCCGCTCAGCAAACAGATCCGTACGCCCGACCATCTCCAACCGAACTTCAGCGGTCGAGCGGTTGAACGCCGCGAGTCGAGCCTTGGCGGCCTGTTCAGCGGCGGATTTGTTCGGATGGATATGCCGGTCGGTATGAACGGGCGGCAACCCTCCAGGCGCGTCGTCGTTGTCCAGGGTCAGGTTGACCAGCTCTCCGGTTTTCTTGTCCTGGTACCTGGCCTTGACGGCTTTCTGCGTAGTGCGGTCGGTGAAGCGAAATTGCCAGCGGCTGACGTCACTGCGACGAATGGTGATCGCGGGCAGGCTCTTGCCACTGGCGGTCTGCCCGCTTTGGCGGGGCAGCACTAACAGCTTGCTGTCGGCGACCTTGGCCGTGCAGTCGTGATCCTTGGCAAGCCGGGTGATGAAGTTGAAGTCCGACTCGTTTAACTGATCCGCCCGAGGCACAACCGTGGCGACCGGGCATTCGGGCTTCCAGCCATTGCGTGCGGCGATGTCGCTAACGATCTTGGACAGCGGCACATTTTCCCAACTGCCACTGCGGGTGGTCTTGCCACTGCCGCGCATGTCGCTGGCCTTACCGCGAATGACCAGCGTGTCAGGCGGGCCGGAAACCTCGATGTCGTCGACCGTGTAGCGACCCAGGCGGGCCAGTGCTTTGCTGTCGTAGCCGAGGTAGACCTCGATCCCGGCGCCTTTCTTGGGGAGCGTGACAGCACCGTCACGGTCATCGATACGAAGCTCGAACTCGTCCGACTCCATGCCGGGCTTGTCGAGCGTACGCAGTAACAGCAGACGGTCGTTGATCAAGGCTGTGATGTCGTTGCCATCAGCGACAATTCGAAAGATTGGCTTCATGGTTGGCCCTCGAAATTCAGTCCCACAGCTGCACCTGTTCGACCGCCTTTTGTTCAATGTCAGGGAAGGTGATTAGCAGCCCGGTGCGCAACGGTTGCGGTTCATCCGCTAATAACCGATTTGCAGCCAGCACCGCCTCGACCGTGCCATTGAGGTGGCCGTAGTGCTGGTAGCACAGGGTGTCCAGCAGGTCGCCGTCAGACGTTCTGCATATCGTCGCCATAGCGTGTGAACTCCAAACTAAAGGTTTGCTTGCGCGGGATCCCGCCGGCCAGCAACGCGCCCTGCTCTTCCTCTACGCTACCCAAGCACCAGGTGCCGAGGACAACGCCGTACCCCGTGGTAAGGTTCAACGGCAACAGTTGCCCGCCGATGGAGCGCAGGGTGTCGAGCTGCTTGAGGCCTCCCTTGAACGAGGGGAAAATTGTACCCTTGAGACTGAGCTTATCCTCGCCGATACCCACGGCCTGCTGTGCTGGCCGACGACTGAGGCGCTCTTGTGAGGCCCAGCGGAATTGTGTTTGCCGGCGTAGTTCGTCGAAGGCCGCCGTGTCCAGGTTGAAGTAGAACGGCTGGGCATTGGCTTGCAGCGGCTGCAGAATCAACAGATGGGGAAACGGTTTGACCGCTTCCGCCATGGGCGTAGCGTTTGGCGCCAAAGCGCTGGTGGGCAAGATGCTCGCCAGGCGCGGGCTGACCTTGCCCGCGATCTGGTTGATCGCGGTGCTGGCCCGGGCGGCTTGTTCCTTCAATGTGCCCAACCGCTCATCAATCGTCGACATTGCACGGGTTGCTTTGCTGTAGTTCGACAAAACAGTGCCAACCTTGGATTGCGCTGCATTGATCCCACGCATCACCCGTTGCAGCTTTTCACCTACACCAGGTGGTACGCCTGGAATGCTGGACAGCTCATCAGCCGCCCCTGTGATTTCACCAATAGCACCATTCACCGGGCCGATCATATCGTCGATGCTATGGCGCCCCGCCTCCCCGGCTTGGACCAGGGATTTGAAGCCGGATTGCAGTTGCTCCATGTAAGCCATGACAACTCCTTAAACGTGAGGGGCATCGAACAGGTTGCGCCGCCCCTGCTCCCGGCTGAATTCCTCAAACATCTGACGCAGGTGCGGCATCATTTCCTGCGCGAGCTGTCGTGGATCCTTGACGTCGCCGTGCACGGTCACCGGCATGGTTGGGGAGAACGTCCACTGTTGATCAACCCGAGGGGGTTCCGGTTTTGCGGCGAGTCCAGCAGCCAACACGGCCGGCGCCGCAGCTGCTGGAGCAGCAGCCGCCAACGAGCGCGAGACATCACCCAATGCCGGCCCCGGTGATGCAGGTGCTTTGAGCATCAACGGGCCGGACGATAACGAAGGCGCCATCTGGGACAGACGCGGCATCGGCGCCGCGCCAGGTGGTGGCAGCCGCAACGGCGAAGGTTGATCCGGCAGTGCCAATCGCTCGGCCGGAGCATCCGGCCCACCGAAGGCAGCCTTGCCAACGGCCCCGCCCAACTCGCCGCCGCCCCAGCTGCCGAGGAATCCGCCGATCAATCCGCCAACCACGGTGCCGATCACCGGCACCACCGAACCAATCGCAGCACCCGCTGCCGCTCCGGCCAGCGTGCCCGCCAAGGTGCCAGCTGCGTTACCGTAGCCCTCGGCCTTTTCGTCGCGTGTCTCAGCGTTCTGATAGGTATCGGCAGCGATCAACCCGGCCTCGATCAGCGCTAAGGGCGCACCGACCTTCGCAAATCCAAGCCCCTTGCTCATCATGGCCTTCGGTGCAAACCGACTGGCAGCGGCGCCGACAGGCGAGGCTGGTGCCGTATTGGGTATCGGACCGCGAGCGGGCTTACGCCGATTACGCTTGCGTTTACCATCTCCGCCATCAATGCCCCCACCACCACCTCCTGGATTGGTGACGAACACTCGCTGGATCACGTTTGGGTTGCCCATCAACGATCCGCGAGCAACGTTCATCAGGCCCTTGCCGATCTTAATTGCGTTGATCGCGGCGCCCAGGCTGACAACGCCTGCTGCCAACACCGTCGCCCCACTGATCACCGTCGGAAACTTCCCTGACAGTTCTCCAAGGCCATACGCCAGTTTCGCCAACCCATCAGCCGCTATATCCGTCAGCGGCCGCAACGCATCACCGATACGCGTCATCGACGACTCAATGCCGGCAGTTGCGGTCGCCCACTTCCTGTTGGACGTCTCACGCGCTTTCGCCGCATCCGACTCGATCTTGGCCTTACCATCCGTTTTCTTGATGGTCGACATATCCGCCTTGATCTTGTCGCCGTATTTGATCTGCGCGAGCAGGCCCGCACTGGCGCTCTGATCGCTGACGATGGTCGCTAGACCAGCCGCTTCGGTGAGGGCGATCATGGCCTGCGCTTCCTCCTGGCTACCATCGGCCGAGCTTTTGATTTTCTCCTTGAGGGCCTCGATTTTCTTCGCCTTGGCCGGATCCTGTTTTTTGATCAACTGCTCACTGAGCATGATGAACGCATCGACAGGATTTGCCGCCTTGCCACTTTTTGTCGCCGCGATAATCGAGCCGGCCAGGTCGTAACCTTCCTTGGCAAACCGTTCCTGGCTGGTACTGCTGATCACAGCGTTGAGCAAGTTGTCCATGTTAGTGGCTGCAGCCGCCGCATCCTGGGTTTGCGAATACTGCGACTGCAAGCTGGCACCGAGAAAGCGCACGGCCTCGGGACCTTCCATGCCTAGGCGTCTGATGTTGCCGAGCATGGCTGGCAGATACCGCGCCATATCTTTGGGACCGAACGCACCGATGTCACCGGCCGCCGCGACCTGGCCCAGCATGGCGCCCATATCTGCCTGCTTAACGCCGGCCTCTTTGAAAGAGTTGATCAGGGTCGCGATGGTGGCAGGCTCCATACCCTGACCGTCGATGAGATCGGCGATCTCCCCGGCGTAGCTGGTGGATTCCTTCCACTCAACGCCCTTTTCGATCAATGCACCAACAGCACCAGCGAGCAGTTTCTGGCTCATGCCCTTGTCTGCTGCGACCTTACTGATCGCCTCAGTCATCTCGGCCTCATCACCAGTACCGGCGGTATGAGCCCACAGCGACATCTGACGCATTTGCGCTTGATAATCGCCGGACACTTTCGTAGGGATCGCCAACGACGCCGTAAGCGCCGCCGCTTTGCCGAGGGAGTTCTTCATCCCCTCCTTGCCCTGCTGAATCTGCGTATGGCCCAGCGCCTTGAGTTCAGCGCCCCGCGCGACCTGGCCGAGGGCTTGGTATTCCTTGCGCAGTTTGCCGACCTCAATGCCCTGCTCTTTCAGGGTTTTGAGGTTGCCCTCCAGTTTTCGCAGCAGACCATCGGCCGACGCCGCACCGGTGTCGTGGGCTTTTTTCCATTCGTCCCGAAGGCGAATGGTGTCGCCGATAGTGCTCTGCAGCACGCGAGCCTTGGTGCCGGTTTCACCGAGTTTTTTGATACGGCCTTCAACGTCCTTGAAGGCGGCGCCGACCGTGGAGCTGACGACGCCGCCGATGACCAGGCCGAGCGCCAGGTTGTTTGCCATGAGAACTCTCCGGGCAGGGATGCGGGGCTCAGTCCATGAGCCACCAGATCATCGTGGAAAAAGGCATGGTCTCGATTTCATTGGCGGCAAATGAATACTGCGTCGCCAAGCGCTTCGCGACCTGCTTCTGCAGTTCGGCGTTAAACCCCGTCGTCCTGCACCAGGCGAAAGTAGGCGGCCTGCAGCCGCTGGTAATCCGTCAGCTTTAGCCCCTCCAGATCCTTGGTGTCGGATTCAGACAGGTTGGCCAGGAGGATCGTATCGCGCTGATCGTCGTCGCCATTGGACGCCGAGGTCGCGGCACGCACGTCGCGCACAGTGGGTGCACGCAACATCAGGCGGTCGAGCTTTATATCTTTGAAGTCATACGGTCTGGAGAGCGTGACGACCGCACCGTCAGGGCCAACCACCAACCAGGTCGGCAGTTCGCCTTCCTTGTCGGGCAGCCCGGCGTCCAGCAGCAACTGCGAATAGGCCGTCTGCACCCGCGCATAGTCCGTCAGCTTGAGCCCATCAATATCCTTGGTACCGGCGTCAGTAAGTGAGGCGAACAAGGTCACCTCACACAACACGGCGTCATCGCCACCGATTGCGTCAGAGGCGCGGACCTCACGCAACGTAGGAGCGCGCAGGGTCAACTGGTCGACCTTGAGGCCGTTGACGTCACTCGGACGCGTCAGGGTGATCGTCGCACTGTCCGAGCCGAAGGTTAGCCAGGACGGAATAAATTTCAGCTTTTTCACTTTCATTAGAGACGCTTCCGTTACAGGCCGAGGTCGCGGCGGACGCTGGCAAGTTGATCCACACCGTTGATAACCCGGACGCAGTTAACCGGATCGATTTCGTACATCAGGCGGCCGGCGACTTCGAGCTTGTAATAGCTGACAGCCACGGAGTACTTGAACTCCCCCGCCTCGCCTGCTTTCCAGTCACCCGGATCAATCTCTTTGAGCATGCCGCGCAGGGTGGCGACCACTCCCGTGGTCGCGCCTTTCTGGCCTTTGAAGGAACCCCGGAACACCGCGTTGAACGCAGTCTGATCGGCCAGGCCGTAAAACTTCATGATCTCGGGGCGCGCTCCTTTGCCAGCAAAACTGGACTCCAGTTTTTCCATACCCTGATCCATCTCGACCGGGGCATCCATGCCACCAGCTCGATGCTCTTCGGTTTTCAAGGTGAGCTTGGGGAGCGTCAGGCTGGTGATCTCCCCGTTGAAGCTGAGGCCATCGATATGGGCGTTCATGTTGTAGAGCGTTTGCGGAACCATCGGCGGCTCTCCTTTATGCGTTGGTGTCGAGGACTTCGGTCAGCCACTGGTTGGTGACCTCGACCCGGAAGTTAGGGTTTTCTGCCGGCGGCACGTCGGTGAAGCGGATGTTCCAGTAAACCTTGCCCTGCTCCAGCTGGCTGGCCGTGTTCAACTCCGGGTCGGCGAACACCTCGAAGTTGATCACCGCCCCCTGATTTTTCAGGTCGCGCATAAATGCCTGCAGGCCGTTCGTGACGTCGCTGACGTAGGTCTTGGTAATCGAGCGGTCCACCGCCCATTTATGGCCGTAAAGGATCGCGTCCATAACGATGTCCATGGTCCGCACGCGAGTGACAAACGCCCACTTCGGATCGCTGGAGCAGGTGCGGTTGCCCCACAGGCGGAACCCGTCATCACGGATAATGGTGGTGATCTGCGCGTTGTTGAGCAGGTTGGCCCGGCAGGTTTCGTCGCCGTCCAGGAACTCGATGGGCCGGCCGGTACCGGTGATGCCGACAAACTCTTTGTTCGACGGCGAGGCCCAGAAGCCGTATTCCGAATCGGTCCAGGCGAAGAGCCCGGCGACCCAGGCAGAACCTGGTGCATCGACGGTGGCACTGAGCGCGGTGTCCCAGTACTGCACGCCGGGGTCGACCAGGAACACGCGCTTGCTGCCGAAGTTTTCGCGGTACGCCATCGCGGCTTCGTCGGTGGTGTTGGGGCCATCGATGATTGCCAGCGCGCGCAGCTTGTCGCTTAGGGCCACCAACGCCGTGGCAACGGGCAAGGTCGCAGTGTGCTTGGGTGCGGCCAGCAAGCGAGGCTGTGCGTTAAAGCGGCTCTTGCCATCCAGCAGCGCCTGCATGCCGGTACGGGTGCCGTTCGCCAGGACGCCGCCAATGATGGCCGAGGTCTGCGCGGCGGCGTCTGCCACCTTCGCCACGCCACAGGCAACGATGACCGCTTTGGAGCGAACGTAAATGGCCTGCACCGCCTTGGTGATTGCCGCGTCTGCGCCCCAGGCCGCAATGGCTTCGCTTTCGCGGGTAATCAGCACCAGTTGATTGGGCAAGGCACTGGCAGCAGGGCCTGGGGTGAAGGTGTCGCAGAGACCAATGATCGACGACGACGGCACAGCGATAGGTCGCGTGCCGGTATCGACGTTGGTCACGGTGACGCCGTGAAAAAAACCACCTGCATTACTCATGGTTGAACTCCAGAAACGAGAAAGCCCCGCATAAGCGAGGCCGTGGGTTGGCTGTGGTACACGTAACGGAAAAGAAAACGCCCCTTCAGTACGGGGCGTTATTGGATCAACTCAGCCAGCCACGCCGGCTGTACCGGCCTGAACTCAATTGCCGGGAAGTGCTCTGACTCAGGCCAGTCGCGCAGATCCTGCCGGTAGCCCTGCAATTGCTTGTACTGCTCGGCGGTAAGTGTCGTAGGCCGCTCGGCCTCCACCTCATCACGGTGCCGCGAGATCAACGGATCTGTGAGCAGCAACACACGGTCGCGAATTGCTCGCTCGCGGTTTTTCAGATCTTCCAGCGTAGGGCCTGGCGAGGGGATAGTTGTTGGTCGCCCATTCTCGCCAGGCGCAAGCACCGAGCCACCCAGCGAAAGCACTCGGTAAATCTCGTCGTGCTCGTCCTGCGTGACGTCGACAAGCTCGGACGCTGGTGGAAGCAAGCACGTAGGGTTAGGTACGGCAATGAGCGGAGGTGAAGCTCCCTCATCTGGAACCATAATCATTGGATGCAATGCGTCAGGATCAGGAATCAAGATCGTTTTAGATTCCGCTTGAACAACCGTTTCCTCACCCCCACCATCAAGTTCAACCCAGGCCGGATTGGGTACTGAAATACTTGGGCGACTCCACTCCGGGTCAGGAACAGCCACGGTAGGCCGCACCCACTCGGGATCAGCCATCTGAATAGTCCGAGTACCGTGGAATACCTCATTGAAGAACGTATTATCTTTTTCGCTATAGAAAATCTTCATTTATTAAAGCCCCCTGGCCTCTACCATTAAAACGAGTCCTGTTTGCACTACAGAGGCCCACTCTTCAACTCTCACAGTACACCCAGTTGCTGTAATTGCAGACACAGAAACACCCAGCGCAGCCGCAGCATTAGCCGCAAGCTTTAGACTTGGCCTTACATTTAAACATTGGCTAGGAAACTGAAACGGCCATGTAACTGGAACTAAAGTAGTTCCGGGAGTATCACCAACAACAACCTCAGCCCATTGAATAATCTCGCCGGTATCGGCGTTCTTACTCCAGCCGTTAGCAGCGAGCAGGGCCGTATCCTTGGGCTTTAACGGCTGGAGCATTACAAGCTCACCGGTTGTATCTTTTCGCATGTAAGGCTGGTTTTTATCACCGCTCGCCAACCCCAATGCTGTTATCGAGTCGCGGAGCGGGTACTGCGATGTCCAAGCTTTCACGAACTCTGTATTAGCAATTCGCTTGCTATTATCGCCTCCGTCCAGAGTTGGAACAGTAGCCACCCCCGATACAGCCAACGAGGGAACAGTTAACAGGCCCTCATAGGAGTAAGTCATTGTAGGGCCGGTAATGCTATTTTCGGCGTTAATCGTTCTCCAAGAAAAACCACCAGTTCCAGTGCTCTTATTGCAAACAAAGTTGAAACACTTAGTAAACTGTCCATCTGTGCCGTAAGACAGAAACCCACCAGGGACGTTTATCGGCAAACTAGCCTGATCAATTCGCAAGCTATAAAAACTAGGCGAATATGCTCCACCACTTACTGGCATTTTACTTGCCGGATCAAAGTTCCCCGAATGCCAAAGCGTACGATAGGCAGCAGGCCCGCCAGCCCCGGTATACCTGATCCGAAAGTCTTCAGCAGTAACGCTAGATACAATATCGAGGGCGTATGCTCCTACCGCACCAGGGTATTTAATATGCATGCCTACTGCATAAGTCATACCCGCCGGAATATCCGTAGAGTTACCTTCCGCAGCCGCAAAAAACTGAGTGGTAGGAAGATTTGAGATCGCACCCGCGACCATCGGGGCGCTGGTCATCAACCCGCCGGCTCCGATTGGCATCGCATCCGTAATACCAGCGCCCGCAAGCGTAGTGGGGTTCGTGCCAGCAATAACGCGACCGAGCTTGTCCACGGTCAAACTACGGTAGGTGCCAGCGACAATACCCGTGCGCCCCGCAACCATTTCAAAGGCCAGGGGAGTTGCACCCAGCACAATCGGCGCATCCGTCACGAGCTGCCAAACGGTGTCGCCGTTGGCCGTGCCCTTCTCGACACTGACAAATAGACCCGGTGTTACTTCCACGCTGGCATCTGCATCTTGGGCGCGTTTCCAGGGACCGCTAGCCGGTACGACATAGATACCGTTGTCTTTCGCCTGGGCCTGGTCTTTCACCAGTACACGGGCATCTGCAGCAAGCAACACACCGTCGATGGTTTGAATACCGTTCAGGGCGATATTCGCCGTGGTGGCGACCAGTACCGAGTGTTTAAAGTCCTGCTTGTTGATGGCCTCCGTAATCGCCAGGTCAACATATTCACGAGTCGCCAGCACAATCGCAGGATCGATCTTCAGCACAATGTTGCTGATGCTGGAAACAATGAAGTTCATCCGCACGATCTGCGTACGACCTGAACCCTGATCCAAAACTGATTTATAGCTTGGTGCACAGTTCGCAACAGCGACTAGGTCTCCGTCCGAATCATATAAGCCGATCTCCCTAACCCACCAACCACCGACATCTGCAGGAATCACCTGCTCTGCGATGATCACCGCAGCATTCGCCGGGTCGACGCGCAGTTGATTCAGCGGCGCACGTCGGCGCTCGTTGATCAACTTGGTCTGTGCTGCGTTGGGCATCGGGTCGGTGTCGTTGGCGTCTCCTACTCCAAGTTCGGTGAGGTTCCAGGGAATCCCCAAAGCGTTGGCGTTTGCCAGCTTGGCGGCCCCCACATTGGTGAGGATCGCCATAAATTGCGAGTTGCGATCAATCATGGGTAAACATCCAGAGTGTCTATGCTGTGTTCGCGCCCGACCATGCCGATGTAGCCAGTGACTTCGATGTCACGCTGCACGGGTGGGTAGACGTCGATTACGTCGCCTTCGTAGAGGGCGACACCAATGTGTATGGCGCCTTGGGTTTCCAAGCTGATCGCCAGGCCGGTCAAATGCCTGCTGACGGGCTTGGCGTCATCGATAAGGCGCTCAAGCTCCAGGTACATTTCTTCGGTGATGCCGGTATCCAGTACACCGACCTTCAGCGCGAACGTACCGGGGATGCCCATAGGCGTCGTCTGCCACCACTCCAGCACCTCGATCAGGTAACCCAACGGCTCGACCACCCGCCGCAGGGCGCCGATGGTGCCCTTGTGGGCATGCACGTAGAACGCGGAGCGAATGGCGGAACGCTTGACGGCTTCGGACCATTTGTTGTCCCAGCGGTCGACCGACCAGGTCCAAGCCAGCCACGGCAGCAGATGCGCCGGGCAGGTGTCCGGGTTGTACAGGGTGCGCAGTGGGATCACGGTTTTCTCAGCCAGCGCGGCCTCGATGGCGCGCTCCAACTGAGTGCTATTCAGGGGGAGCAGACTGGTCATGTCGTGCCCCCAAGAACAACACTGAAACCGGTGCAATAGGCCGCTTGGTACTTGTTCGGCTTTATGTCTTTCCAGTTTTTCAGCTCGACCCTTCCGACGCCGTTGATGTGCAACTGGGCGTCGACGCCAGATTGAGCAACCTCAAGCGCCAAGCGCTTACGCGGGTTGATCCAGGCCGCGAGGCGCTTGATCGCCTCGGCCAAGATGGCGTCGTTTTCCGGGCCGGCGCCTTGCATGTGCAACACGGCATCAATCCGGTAATTCAGGATCTCGGCGCTCTGCACGATGAGGCGGTCGCCAACCGGGCGGATGTCATCGTCGCTGAGTTTGTTGTACACCGCGTCTAGCAGAGCCTGATCGGCCTGGCCGCTGCCGGTCAGGCTCAGCACGGTCACCACTACGACGGCCGGTGATGGGCTTTCAGCCGTGGCATCGGCCACCAGCCCCGAGGCGTTGCGCGCGTGGAAGATGTAGCTGTTGCGCGGCCCGGCGGTAGTCAGCCCTTCGTAGACCAACTGGATGCGTTCGCGCAGGGCATCGTCCGATTCTTTGACCTCTTCGACCGGCGGCACTGTCAGCAGATTCGCCGGCTGAATGATCAGTCGCTGGAGCTTCACGTTGGCCGCGAGCTGATCAAGATCCTCCTTTTGCGCATACGCCAGCATCAGCGCCTTGGCTGCATCGTTGACACGTGCGCGATTCTGCATCTTGCCGTACGCACCTAACTCCACCAGCTTGACCACCGGGTCGCTTTCCAGCGCGGCGGACCAGTTATCGCCCATGTACTCGCGAAAAGATGACATCCCTTCCTGGTACAGCTCCTCATAGTCCAGATCCTCCAGCGCCTGCGGCGCCGGCAACGCCGATAAATCCACCGTACTCATGCCGACACCTCCAGCAGCAGGCGTTCGCCCTGATATTCACCCGTTAACTTGAAGTCGATGCGACCGCCAACGATGGCAACGACTTGTACCTGCTCCAGTTTTAGCCGCGGCTCCCAGCGACCCAGGGAGCGAGCCACCTCGGCCTGCACCGCGCTCTTCCAACCAGCGTTAACCGGAAGGTCGACAAAGCGCCGGATCAGGCTGCCGTACTCAGGTCGCATCCGGCGACTGCCCACGGGCGTGCCGAGGATGTCGCCAATGGACTGTCGGAGATGGTCGAGACCGGACAACGGTTTGCCGGTGTGGCGATCCATTCCGATCATCGGGATTACTCCTGCAGAAGTTCCGGGTGGGCCTGGAGGAAGTCGAACTGTTCATCAGTGCTGGCCGTCACGCGCGCCTTGCTCACCGCCAAGGTGCTGCCATCAGGAAGGACCAGGGTGCGCGAGGTGAAGAGCGTGTCGCGGAAAACGCGCCCAAGCCCAACTTCGTCCTGGCTGTCGAGTTTGTTCTTGCTCATCAACGGATGCTCCTAAAACGAAAAACCCGCTCAAGGCGGGTAGTGATCAGTGTTTGTGGTTCGGCGTGTTGCCGCCGACATCGATGACCTTGCCGGCACTGTTGATGTCGCCGGTCGTATTGAGTGTGCTGTTGATCTGGGTAGCACCGTCGATGGTGACCAGGCCCACCAGGTTGATCTCGCCCGACACCAATCGAGTGCTATCCGGCGTCATCTCCAGCACAGACCCTCCGACCTTGACCATGACGGTGCCCGCCGGCAGATCAATGGTGTAGCTGTTGGCTTCCCAGTCGTAGACCAGGGAGCCGCCATCGTCGAACCGCCAAACCTCGACATGATCGCGGTTGTCCGGCTGGGCGCCAGCATTGCCGTACAAACCTGGGATGAACGTACCCATGGCCGGCTCGCCGCTGGGACTGATCAACGCGCCCTGCTCTCCCACGCTCGGCACCCGCCAGTGACGCGCCTTGCCAGCCGCCTGGCTGTGCCAGCGTAGCCAGGCGCTGGTCCAGTCGCCCGACTTCACACGCACCATAGCGGTGGACAGATCCACCCCCACCACGACGCAGGGCATCACCGTCGAGGCGATCATCCGGTCATGCTGGGCACTGGCGTAGCTCATTGCAGATCCTCCGGGTTAATCGGCCCGACGCCCGGCCCCAGGTCAATGACCAAAGACCCCGGCGGCTCATCCGGCCACGGCCATTCCTCGGCGCCCAAGTAAACCGTCTGGTCCCACTCCACCAGCCAGACGAAGTAGCCGTCCAGCTCAGGCTTGGTCCAATCCTGGGTGGATCGCACGAACTGTGCGCAGTCGACCTCCAAGCCCCAGCTCTGGCCCCGTAGAAGCACCGCCAGCTGGGAGGCCAACTGCACAGCCTGACGTTGCGGATCCACGCTGATCGAATCGACGATGATCCGCGCCTCGAACTTACAGGTCAGCGAAGTTTCACCAGTGCCAATGTCCGGCGCCGGTTCCATCTCGGCCATTTCCAGCAGCACCACCGGCGTCGGAATGCTGGTGTCTGCTGATAGATCCGGCCAGAACGATGCGCCCTGAACTCCAGGCAAATGCTCTTGCAGGTGCTGCTCGATGGCCTCATAGAGATTGTCGAGGCTGAAAGGCTGGTCAGACACGGGCGATCCCCTTGAGGTACTTCTGCAGTTCAAAGTTGAGTTCTTGCTTGAGGATCTCCAGCAAGCGTTCGTCAGCGCGTTTCACCCAGCTGTCGAAGTGCGGTCGCACCTGGTCCAGCGAGACCTTGGCTTTCGCCAGCGGGAAGCGGTTGTCGCTCTCTGCGATGAAACCCGAGCTGCGCCGCCCCTGCGTGCTGCCGGGGTAGTCCGTGGCGTTGAAGTGCTTGCTCGACGTGCGGATCCAGATGTCGGGGCTGTTGCCATACACCTGCTTGAAGAACGCGCCCTGGTAACGCCGCCCCGCCACCGACACACCGGCGCGGGATTGCCGAGATCGACCGATGCGGCTGGCCTCGATGGCGTTGACCCCAAACCACAACTTGCCACGCATCGCGCCGCCGCTGACCGGGTAAGCTCGAAGGCGTTGCCGGACGGCGCCGATGGCGATTCGCTCCTGCTTGCCCACGGCTCGCGCAATGTAGGTGCGCAGCCAACCCAACGTCTTGTTGATCGCACGACGCTGAGCCGCTGCAGCGGCCTTGGGCACCAACTGCCCGAAATCGCGCAGGGCCTGGGAATGCACCGCCGACGGCAGGATGTTGATCATCCCGCTGTCACGGTTCTGCTGCGCGTAACTGCCGACGCTCATGGACGCTTCCTCAGTATCAGGGCCACCAGGCCATCGCCGCCGGGCTCTAGTTGCAGCAGGTCGTAGTCGCCGCCGCCATCCAGAGTCGGCAAGTCGATGGTGACCCGCAGGCCCTTGCTCAGACCGTCCGAATCTTTCACGCGGATCTCAAATCGAGGCTCGCGCATTCCGGTGTGGACCTTGCCGAACTGCGGTGCTTTCCATGGTGCCGCGAACATACCCAGTACCGGCTCGGCGCGGCCTTCGATCTGGGCGCTGTCGCCCAGGGTCTCGAATACCACGTCGTCGATGTCGTCGATCAGATCGCGGAAGGCCACGGTCACATTTCCAGCAGGATCTGCGCCAAGGGCCGCGTGCACATGTGCAGCGGGTTGGACTGAGCTTCACCGGCCATGCCTTTGTTGAAAGGCAGTGGCTCGATCTTGCTGTAATACGGAACACCTTCGGTGTTGACCGTTTCCATGTAGTCGGCCGGTGCGAATACCGAGATGTACAAGTCCGGTACGCCTTCGGGGATCAGCAGCGCCTTGTCATCGTGCACAAACGTCATTCCGGCGATTTTGCCGCGATAACGCTCCCAGGTGATGCCACCGTAATCGAAACTTTCACGAGCATCACCTCGCAAAGCAGCTGCTTGTTGGGTGTTGAGGTAAGTTTTTTTCACCTCCTCAATTTCCAAAAGCGCATTCCAAAAATTCTTACCGCAGAAAGCACGAGAGCCGCTTCGGGTCACGCTGCCCAATGCGTCCTCTTGCATATCCAATGCCTCACCACACTGCACGCGAAACGACTTCGTCTCACCGGCCAAGCCCATCGACAACGACTTTCGCTTAACGCCAAAACGGTCATACAAATCGAGCAGCACCGTCTTGCCGTCGGCATCGTAGATTTTGCCGTTGAGCGCACCGAGGCGCTGGAACTCGTGAGTAACATCCAACTGTCGGCGAGCCTTGGCCAGGCGCTTGTTGACCACATCCTGCACCGACTGAAGCTCGGAACGCGTGCCGAAGGCACGAATGCCCTGGATCTCATCAGCCTTGATAGTGAAGCGTTGTGGCAGGTGTACGGTATTGAAAGGAATCAGCGTGCGCTTGGTACCACCGACCACCAGACCGGACGTACCCCGTTCACCCGCCGGCACCAATGCCAAGGTGTCACCGTCCTTTTCGATCTGTACCGTAAGGGTGGTAATACCCTCCTCCTGGAACAAACCCAGGCTGCCGATACGTCCAGGCACGTACTCCTGTTCGTTGATTGCGGCGGTCAGCGAAGATACCGAGAACGCATCGTCATTGAAGATTTGAATGTCAGCCATAAAACATGTCTCCAGAAAACAAAAAACCCGCACAATGCGGGTTGAAGGGGTTAAACCAGTCGCCTTAGCGGACGATCACGTCTCGAGCGTTCAGCGCTTTCTCGGCGGCGGGGTCCAGGCCGGTCAAATGTGCTTCGCTGACCTCCGCCAGACGCACCACCGCACGTCCTCGGCGCACCACGTCCGACATGCTCAATGGGCCGAAGAGGATCGCCTGGGCGTTCTCGCTCCCGTCTTCAGCTGTGGGGTTGTATGGCGCGAATTCACCAGTAGCGGTGACCAAACCAAGAATCTGGCCAGGTTCTAACGCAGGGCCGGCAGCGACGTTGATCGCTTCGCGGGAAATGGTGCCAGCGCCTTCGGACAGCAGGAACTCACCTGCGTGCATCGATTCAGTTTTCATGCTCTTGCTCCTTTCGAGTTACCGTTTTGTGCCGCCTGACGGGTTGCCCAGATTGAGTGAGTGTCGACCTGTTTGGCCTTGATCGTTGGGGCTGGATCATCGTCCAGCGGCAGGCTGTTGTTGATTTCAAAGCCGCCGCCACTGCCGACCAGCTTGTCGAAGAGCCGCGCACGAACTGCAGCTTCATCCAGGCCCGCCGTGATGAATTCGCCGGTCAGCTCTGGCAGGCGTGCCGCGACACAGAGCCCGTGCAAGGCTTTTGCATTGGTCAGTGCTGCCTGGATCACCGCTTCGCTTTCCAGCTTCGTCGCAGCGAGTATCGGGTCCACCAGGTTGCTGATGCCGGCCGCTGCACATCCGTGCGTGACCATCAGCGCCAACTTGGCAGCATTCAGCACGGGGGCAGGACCTGGCTCAGGCGGTTCTACTTCAGGCTCCTCATCCAGTTGGGCGAGCAGCTCGGGCGGGGCATTCTGGAAGCGCTGCAACACACTGCCCTGTCCGAGACAGGCGCTGACCTTAAGACCGTCGCCGACTTCATCGGCCAGGCCAAGAGCCACCGCTTCGTTGGCGGTGAGCCAGGTTTCAGCATTGACCATGCGCCGCAGCTCAGCTTCGTCGATATCCGGCGCCTTAGCCTTGTAGGCCGCGATAATCGCTTCCAAGGTCTGATCCAGGACATCGGCGACGCGACGAAAGTCTTCGGCATCGCCACCGGTGAAGGTGTAGGGGTTGTGAATCATCAGCATGGCATTGGCGGCAATAACCACCCGATGCGCGCCGCACACCGCAACACTGGCCGCGCTGGCCGCCAGGGCATCAATGCGGCCAGTACAGCGCTCACCCAGGCGCGAGAGCGCGTTGTGGATCGCCAGACCATCGAACAGATCACCGCCGATGCTGTTGAACGCAACAATCACTGGCGACACGCCGTCATCCATGGCGCGCAGATCCTGCACGAACTGATTGGCGGTGACGCCCCAGGCGCCGATCTCGCCGTACACGAAGATCTCGATGTTGCGCTGCTCGGCTTCGCCGCTGGCCTGGAGGGCGTACCAGCTTTTATCCGCGACCTTCACCTGCTTGCCCGCCTTGTCATAAACACGCGGTTTCGTTTTTTTGCTCATGGTTGTTCCTTGTCATCGATCGTCTCGATGGCTTCAAGAGTCGTGTAGTTGAGGCCGAGACCCGCGGCCCTGGCGAGATCAGCAGCGTTTTCCGTGTCGACCGTTTCCGCGTCGTACCCAGTGCGGAGCACCATCTCGCTGCGAGAGGCAAAGCCAGCTCGCACCTCCATCTGGCGGGCCTGCACGTCCTGAACCGGCTGGATATAGGCCCAGCCCTGCGGCACCCAGCGCGTGCGTAGGTATTCGCGCCGACGTTGCGCGTAATCCTCCAACACCAGGGCACCGGACAGCACCGCCATGTCCATCCATGCGGCCCGTACTGGGCGACACAACTGATGCACATACACGCCGAATTGCAGCTGCTCCAATCGACGCCGGAACTCGTTGAGCACCACACGCAACGCCCGGTCGTTAACCTCCCGCATGTCGCCGGTCAGGATCTCGTAGGGCGTCCCCGAACCCGCCGCAGCAGCCATCAGTTGCTGCCGCATAAAGTCCGGGTAGTTGTTGCCGGCGTCCGGTGGCTTGGAGAACTCCACCTCTTCACCTGGTCCCAGCTCCTGCATGGTGCCGGGCTCCAGGGCGACCATCGGCGTGAAGCCGTCGCGGTCGGTGGTCAGGAGTTGCCCAGTGACAGGGTCACGCGGTTGTTGCCCCATCTCCGATGATGGCCGTTTGATGAAACCGGCAAACAGGTTCGCCACTTCCTGCCTGAACAGCACCGCGTCATCGTAGTTGTCCAGGCTGCGCAAGCGCTTCAATACCGGCGCCAAACGCGGCACGCCACGTAGTTGACCAGGCTCCATCGGTTCGAAGATGTGCAGTACCTGTGTTGCCGGTACGCGCACCAACTGGTTATAGCCAGCGTTCAACGACGACGAGTCGCGGGGATGCGACAGGTACATGTAATACGCCACACGCTTGCCCGCCGGGTTGAACTCGATCCCGGCGCGGATCACATTGCCGTTTTTGGCCGTCTCGAACTTGTCGTGCGGGACGAATTCAGGGGCCAGCGCCTGCAGCTGCAGTGGCACTGCCAAACCTTCGCTCGGGCTGCGGGGTCGCAATCGCACAAAGCATTCACCGGCCGTTTCAACGGTGCGAGCCACCAGAGCCTGCATGCCGTAGAAGTCGGTCAGCTCATCGGCATCCGCCTCGGACGCCCAGTCATCCCAAAGCTGCTGCTTGAGCTTACGCAGCTCGGCGTCGTCCGTGGTCGGCCTGGGCGTGATGCCGGTGCCGATCAGGTTGCTGACGCGTTTGTCGATGACGTTGAACGCGTAAGGGTCATTGCGCACCGCCGCCCGAGAACGCGCACGTAGGTTGCGCAGGGCCGGGGTGTTGATGCTGTTGATGCCGTTGTCGGAGGCTTCCCAACTGGCCGAACGTCGGCCCTCACCGGCGCCTTCGTAACTGGCCTTGATGTTCGACGGCAGCAAGAATCCGTTACGGGTCAGCGTCGGATAATGTCGGGCCATTAGATTCCCTTGCCTCCGTGGGTAAGCCGGATCACGCGAGAGCGCGGCCCGGCGGCTTGGCTCAGCGACGTACGAATCTCATCACGGGCTTTGAGCAGTTCGTCGATAGAGCGGTACTCCACCGTGCGGTCGCTGTAGCGCACGGTCTTTTCACCGCGTGCAATGGCGCGCTCGATAGCTTCGAGGTGCTTCGGGGTAAACGACATATCAGCGTCTCTTCAGGTAACCGCTGGTGGAGCTGCGGCGTTGTGGGGGTGCAGCGGGTCGCGGTTGGGCGACGGGTTGCGGTGCATGCTTCGGTGTCTCAGGAGCCTGCTCGGCGACCGTGACACGTTCGGCTTCGACCACCTTTTCATCGAACAAACCGGCCTGGGCCAGCGAGTTCCGCACCCGCTCCCAGTCGTGCTCCTGGTAACGGTTGATGCCGAGGTAATGCGCCATCGCCAGGTTGTACACCATCAGATCGAGCGCTTCGTTGCGCTCGGCCTTGCCTTTGATCCACTCGATACGCTTGTGGCCCCGCACGTACTTGGCAACCTTGCGCTCGGCCACGCACTGGGCGAAGAACTCGTCCGGCAAGTCGTTGGCAAAGTGCAGCGCGCCTGGCCCGGATTCGAACGGGTAGCGGTTGTAGATCCAGTCCTTTGCCGTGTCGGTGCCGACAAACCACAGCTCTGCGCCGCCCCGCTCGGTCTGGCCCTTCCAGGTCACATCAACCATAGAAGGCCGCTGAGCGATCACCGGCTTGCCGGGCTTGCTCGCGCCCTTAATGGCGAAGATGTTGCGCCAGCGCCGTACGCGGCAGAACTGATACACCTCATCCGTGTGATGACCACCGGAGTCGACAGCAACAGCAAGAATTCCCAGGCCAACGCCGCAAGGGTGTCGATAGCGCTCCTTGAGCAGCTCGTCGAGGACCGCCCAGGTACGCTCATCTGATGGGTCACCGGCGATTACTCGGTGATCGATGACCCAGCGCTCCATGCCGACACCCCAGCCCATTGCCATGAACTCCAGGCGATCGGCCTGCACGTCGACAGAGCCAGTGATCATCATCACAGCAGCAGGTACCGCACCGAGGGAGAAACCCTCCCTACGAGCCCGCTCGATCAGGACCGATGCCTTCGTCTGCTCTTGTGCGCTGTCCCAGACCTTTGCCAGACGAGTGTTGTAGAACACCTGCATGGGTTCAAGGTCACCCTTAGCCTGAGCCTTTTTGGCCTTTTCGAACTGCTTAGCCAGCGACCGCCAATCCATCCACCCCGGCGGCGAATACAGCGCATTGAGGTGGAACCCCACAGTCTCACCATCGCCTTGGGTGTGGGAGCGCCATTCACCCTTGGCTAACATCTGTCCCTTGAAGTGCTCTTCGATCAACACATCGCAATCCAAACCGGACGCAGCGCATTTGTAATGCACCACGCTAAAGTCGGCTGAGTAGAGAAGGTTTTCCCATTCAAGCACCTGCATGTGGCCACAGTGGGGGCATGGCACGTAGTAATAACGCTGGTCGCTGGATTCAAACAGATCGGCAATGCGTGACGCGCCCTTGATCGTCGGCGAGCTCGAAAAATAGAACTTTGCGTTCCGGCCAAAAGTACTACCCCGCGTTTCCGCCAGCTCGATAGGGTCGCCCTCATCTCCAACGTCAACCTCCCATCGGTCGACCTCATCGCCGTAGATGTAGCGCGCCGACAACTCGGCCAAGTTGGCCGCAGAGCCCGCAGTAGTGACATACAGCGAGCCGCCCTCGAACTCCTTGGTGTCCATGGTATTGCGCGAGTCCCGCGAGCGACTTGCTGCAACGCGCTCACGCAATACCGGAGTGGCCTTGATGGTCTTGCCGATCCGAGACGACACCCGCTTGGCAAGCCCCAAGCTGGGTAGCAGTGTGAGAATGTTGGACGGTGCCATATGGATCAACCCACCGATCCAATTCAACGCAATCTGTGTTTTCATCAACTGCGAGGCCACCATGGTCACGACTCGTTTACACGGGTGTGCCGGTGATAGGCATCGCATCGGCTCACGGGCGTAGGGCGTCCGAGAGGTGCGGTACTGACCCGGCTCTGCGGCACCGGTGTCGCGTGGTATGCGCATGTACTCATCTGCCCACTCATCAATCCACACATCTGGATCAGGCTGCATACCTCGAAAGTAAGCCTCGCGGTAGACCTCCGCGCCATCAGATCTTGCCAGGGTCATCAACCACCTCCCAGTTGGTTTCGAGTGCGTGCCCGAAGTCCTCTGCGGACATGCGACTGGCCTCTTCGAGTCTTGTCCGTAACGCTGCCGTCAGGCGTCGTTCGATTTCCCAAGGATCAGTCATAGCGGCCAGTTCCGGCGCCAATTGGGGCGGCATGCCCAAGAGAGTGTCGCGCAACATGCGTCCAGCGTTGTAGGCCCCCGACTGAACCGCGACGATCTCGACCACCGAGCATTGAGCCTTGTGAAACTCCATCTCAGCCAGCTGCGCCAGGTAGTATTCACGGTGCGCGCGAGCCTTTTGAAAATCGGCAGGTTTCCCGGCGGTAGCCATTGGCTGCGGCGCAGCCGTGGAAGTCGGCTCGGCAAGGGGGCTGAGTTGGCTGTGAACGTCACGCTCGATCCGAGCCTGTTGATGACGAGCCGATACAGCGGCCTTGCTTGGATCGGCTGTTTCAACGATGAGGGCTTCGGTGGCCAGGACATCGACCTTTTTGCCGTCGGGCGATAGCACCAGGCGGTTGTTATCTTTCAACCAGGTGATGTAACTGGGTGACCTGCCGATGCGAGCCGCGAAAGCGCTCTTTGACAGGTAGGTTGGTTCTGTCATGAGCCCTCCTTTTTCAACGGCTTTTCAATGGAGCCTTTCAATTTCAATGGATTGAATTTCAGTAAGCTGGCAGCCCTGCCGCTAACGCTTTCCCGCGGGTTTCATGCCCCGTGTCCCTCGGATGCCGCCAGGGTCCCCGGCGACCTCTCGGCGCTCCATTTTGGTGCGATTCGCTGGGGACCACGTATTCCGTGGCCTCCAGCGCGTCACGCCTGACCACCGCCCGAGGGAGGCACATCGCATACGCCCAACCGCTTGGCGGCCCAGCGTTCGTACAGGCCGATGGCGACGTCGGCGCCGGCCATCGCGGTGAGGCAGCCAATGCTTCCCGCCGCCAGCACCGACATGCCCGAGGCGTGCAGCAACATCATGGTGGAAAGCCCGCAGACCACGCAGGCCCCGGACCGAAGCAGCAACCTGCGGACCAGGGACCAGCCGCTTACCCCCGCCTTGTCGGCCCGCCATGCCTCGCCGGAAATCCCGCCGACCAGGGACAGTAGGATCACCATCCAGACCGGCATCTCAATAAGCGCTTGCTGCTCGTTCGTCATCGCCCTACCCCATAAACGCAAAAACCCGGCGCAATGGCCGGGTTCAGTGTGGTGGTGTGTCCCGCTGCTTGCGGTCGCACCTATCGAAGATGGGTACTTTTTACAGGTCGATTCCGGTGGCAGCAAGGGAGTTTTAATGCCATGGCGCAATACGGGTGCAATACAGGTATGACGCAGGTACAACGCAGGTACAACGCATTCATTCGGCTATCGCTTCTGGTGCCCCGTCTGACCTGTCCCACTACTCTTGATCGAAGTAGGACAGCTACAGACGCCTGAATACGGGGCTCTGCCCTACTGTCCTACCTTTATTCCTTTTCTCTTGTGTATAGAGAGAAAGCTAAAAGCACGCGTGCGCGCCATGGGCGCGATTACGTGCCCGCTATGCTCATGTGTGCGTGGGGCGGGTGAAGGTTGGACGGTAGGACAGGCCAACAACGGCGCGGCCTGCGCCTGTCCAACTGCGCTAAATGGCAGTCGGACAAGGGCGGACAGTAGGACAGAGGCACACGGAGTAACGCCGGGGGTCATGCAGCCTTCCCCATCAGCATGCCAGCAATGTGCAGGTGGGCTTCGTGCAGACGCTGGTAGTAGGTATCCCGACCGCATCCGCAATGGGTGTACTTCTGCGAGAGGAAGCTTTCGTGGTTGCAGTAATGCTCACGCACGACGACCGACAGCTGCGGCGGCAAGTGCTTGTTGACGATCAGCTCGATGTCGGCCGATTCATCCAGCAGCACCCGACTGCCGCGTGTGCCGCGTATCAACTCGCCCTTGCATTCCATCAGCATGGCGATCATGTTGCTGCCGCTCGGCCCGCCCACGTTTTCCGGCACGGGCGAGTGCAGATCCTGCGCCCATAGTTTGAGCATCTCGTCGATTCGCTTAATCATCGAAGCATGGCTCCTCGATCACCGATTGCTGCAACGCAGACGCACGCCCCCAACCCGCAGGCTTTACATACGCCCATGGCCGCACCCCGCTTTTCGGCAATGCAGGCATGCGCCGCTTACGCCAACCCAACCGGTGCATGATCGCCCCGACCCGCATCTGCTCAGGCTTGCCCCAATGGCCGAAGTCCAGCTTGAGCGCCTGGGTGAGGATCTCGTTGCCGGTGGCGGTCTCGCCGATCTGCGACTCTTCCATCCAGGCCAGGATTGGCCCTTCCCATTCGTCCACCACAAAACGTTCGTCCTGGGCCTCGGCGAACATCTTGGATTCGTCCTTGTTCACCCACCAGATATCGCCGGCCTCGAAGCAAAACAGCGCCTCGGCCCATAGCTGGTCGCGGATCTCTCGCAATTGTTCCAGGTCGACCTTGTTGCAGAACACCGGCCAGTAGCGGCGGTTGCCTGTGGCGTCCTTGAGGTACTCCTCTTGGTTGGTGGTGCCCACGAAAACACACTGGCGTGGCACGTCATTCGTTCTGCGGCCGTAGCTCTCGCGGTAGGTGTCGGTGGACGCGGAAAAAAACTGTTTGGCCTTGGTGCTTTCGGCTTTGTTAAAGCTGTCCAGCTCGCCCAGCTCGACGATCCACTTCCCGCGAATCGCCTGGAAGCTGTCCTTGTCGCCGAGGGCAAAGGGCGTATCCATGAACCATTCGCCACCGAGGACGCCCATGGCTGTGGACTTACCAGCACCCTGCCCGCCTTCGAGGATCATCACCGAGTCTGCCTTGCAGCCTGGGCGCATCACCCGTGCGACCGCAGAGATCAACCAGCGCTTACCGACCTTGGCCGAGTACTCGCTGGCCTGGACGCCCAGTACATCAGTGAGCCAGGTTTCGATGCGAGGTACTCGGTCCCACTCCAGCTTCTCCAGGTACTCGCGCACCGGGTGGAAGGCATGGTCGTGAGCAACCACGCTGACCGCCTCGATCACATGGGAGGCTTTGACCCGCAGGTTGTACTGCTGCGCGAGCCACTTCATCACGCGCATGTCGTCAATGTCCGCCCAATCGCCGGCACCGCCACCGAAGGGCGCAGACCGCAGCTTGACGATCTTGGAGCTGAACACGCTGTAACCGATGACGCCGGCCCAGCGCTCGTCATTGCCGAGGATCAGCTCGACATTTTGCATGTGCGCGATCAGGGAGCCGTTCTCCGTGCGGGCGAGCTGGTCTTTCCAGCCACCCGCTGCAGGCGGCTTGACCACCGCCAGCACCTGACGGCGGACAGCTTCCAAACCTTCGGCGACGTGCAGGTCGTTGAAGTCGGTCCACTTGATCTCGCGCTCGCCGGAGAACACCGGGGCAACCACCTGGCCGCCGACAACCAGCGCAGCGTTGTTAGCCTTCTCTTCGCCTGGGTTCCAGGGGGCGCCATTAGGGCGTTTGGTCTTCCAGTCATCATCGCGACAGATGATCAGCGGGCAGCCGGGGAAACGCTCGCGCATGGCCTTGGAGACCGGCAGAAGGTTGCCCGCGTCGAAGGCGATGGCGACGGTCAGCGAAGTCGCCATGTGCAGGCTTGCGCCAGTGGCGTAGCCCTCACACACCAGCACTGGCTCGCCGGGTTCAGGGTGTGGGCCGATCAGGTGGAAGGCGCCTTCCTTCGACATGCCGTAGGGCCAATACGCTTTGTCCCGACCGGTGTCCTCTTGCTTCGCGGGGAAGATCACCTGCAGGCCGACGATCTGGTCGCGCACATTACACATGGGCACTAAAAAAGCGCCGGTACGGGGCGCATAGCGAACCTTGAAGCCTACGATCTGCTTTCGATCCAGGTAGGCGCTCTTGCCCTTTTCGGGCATACGCTTGAACAGCCCCGCAGCACGGTTGGCCGCTCGGCGTGACGCATTGGCCGCGATCTCGGCGGCCTTGCGCTTGGCGTCCTCCTGGCGAGCGCGCATCACTTCGCGCTCTTCTGGGCTCATACGACCGGCCTTGACCTTGATCTTCTTGGTCTCGCCGGAGCGCCAGTCACCAAAGCTGCCGAAGATCAGCGTCTCGTTCTTTTCGGTGCGGTGTTCGTGGATGACGTACCAGCCGTTCTTTTCCTTGCCCTTATCCTGGGTGGTTTTGCAGCGCGTGAGCTTTCCGAATACGAGGGGCTGAGCGGGTTCGAGACCGTAGTCCGCGAACTGATTGAGCACGTCATCGAGCATAACGGGCAGCCCTCTGGTCATCGACGGTCTTGCACTCAATGCAGAGCGTGCAACCGGGTTGTGCCAAACGACGGGCTTCGGGGATGGGGCCATCGCATTCGTCACAGAACATCAGCGAATGCTGAGCCGTGTTGGACATCAGCGCCAAGCGTGCAGCAACGGCCTGATCGATGCGCTCTTGCACCAGGTCATTTGCGAAATCAGCGATATCAGCCACGTTCCACCCCACAAGTCGTCTGGTTGACGTAGCGGGCGCGGTTGTACATGCCCAATAATCCCTGAATGCCGCGAAACACCAACTGGCGGATCTCGGCCAGTTCACCGTCGTCGACCTTGCCGTCGCCAATGTGCTTGGCCCAGGTTTCGGACAAATCGGCGACCTGCCGGAAAAACATGGCGATACCCGTGGTCAGGGTTTCAGGCATGTCGTTGGTGTACGCCTCAGCCAGTTCCTGCCAGATCGTGTCGCCGACAAGACCGTGCACAGCATCGAGAATTCGACGGTCCTTGGTCAGTTCGAGGATCTCGCCGAACTCCTGGATGTTGACGGTGTGCGAGGGATGGGTGGGAGACAGCTTGTGCTGCAGCGTGGTGGCATTGCGGCCGGTGGTGGCGGCGATTGCGGCGGCACCGCCGGGATAGTCCCGTGCGGCGTGGTACAAGGCTAATTCGAGCGTCAGTACTTCCTTTTGCGCTCGATCAACACAGCTTAAAGCTACTCGGCTCATGGCATTAATCCTACTAAGTTGCCAGTGCCCCGCGACGTGTAGTGGTGATACATTTGCCGCGTGGCTTGAAAGGGCCAAACGCCGGCAAGATCTAGGGATCGAAACCGGCACCGTGCCGAGGCGAACAATCCGTTGTTCACCTCTGGCGCAACAGCTGCCTAATCTGTGGTGGAGAAGGCAGCAACCCAAGGCATCCGTGCCTTGGAAAGCGCGGTAAAAATCGACGGTTTGCATGTGGTGTGCCCGCCTTTTTTATCGCGACCCGACAGCGCTGTGGTGGTGCGTGCCGGGAGGAACTGGGCGACCTTTAGGTCGCCTTTTTTCTGACTATGCAGCAGCCTTCTGTGGTGCGGACGCGTTAAGCAACCAAGCAGACTCAAAAGGGTTGCCCATTTGCCCTGCAGCTTTAGCCAAAAGCACTGCGTATTTCGTTTCACCGGTGTAATCGGTTCGCGGCAGGCAGCCTGCCAAGCGCCATTTGTTCAGCGCTTGATAACTTCTTTCGCACACCTTCGCGGCGGCCCCAATGCCGCCTACTGCCTCAAAAGCGAACGCGATGGCGTTCGGGTAATCTGCAGGGTCCAACATGGCAATCTCCACTTATCAACCCGAAGTTGATATTAAACATCAACTGACTATTGCGCAAGCTCCGTGGCACTCTCAACCCATGGTTGATAAAAATGAATTACGCGCCGCTTTCAGCTCGCGCCTACACGAAGCCCTTGACGATGCCGGCGTACGCAGCAGGGGTCGTGGCGTGGACATCCATCGTAAATTGAAAAGCTTGGGGGTTGATAAGACTACTCAAGCCATAAGCAAGTGGCTAAATGGCGAAGCTATGGCCGAAGCCGACAGCATGGTTGCGCTTTGCACATGGCTGAAGGTGCGCCGGGAGTGGCTTGAATACGGCGTGCGTCCCAAGGAACAAACTGGCAAAAGTAACGTACATCAACTAGTCGTAGGCGATGAGAGCAACGTTAGCGAAATCAACCAGCGCTTTGGCAAAGTTCCTTTGATTTCTTGGGTTCAAGCAGGAGCTTGGTGTGAAACACACTCGAATTTTGAGGCATATGAGGCCGATACATGGTTATCCTGCCCTGTACCAATTAGTAACCATGGATATGCTCTAAAAGTGCTAGGTGACTCCATGACGAATCCGGGCCCAGGGCGAAGCTATCCGACAGGTTGCATAATTTTTGTGGACCCAGAGGCAGAGACAAAGACGGGGGACAGAGTCATCGCGAGAGTACCACGCACGAACGAGGTAACCTTTAAAGTTCTAGTGGAGGACGCGGGGCGACAGTTTTTAAGGCCTATAAATCCGCAATATCCAATCATTGATATTACGGAAGAGACTCATATTTGTGGCAAGGTGGTTGGCTCATTCATCCCTGAGTAGAGATAAAATTTAGCCATTAAAGCTTACTAGCACTTGGCTTTAAAAAACCATCTATATGAAATATCTTTATGGCGGAACCTTTAATTTTATGATAGAGAGCATTCAATTTAACTTGCTGTGTTTTTGATGTTCCAACATCAATGATAAGGTAGATCGCTCGCTTAGACTTTTCAGATTTCATATACTCTGGAAGCTGTTTCTCAACTCCTTTTGTCAAGCTACTATTAGTGGATTTTTTAACCTCTACCAAAACGCTATTAGCAGCATTCGAGCCAAACTTAAAATCCACAGGACCTCTTCCAGAATTAGACTCTCTGGCTATCATTATATTGTTCGCCTCGCAATAACTATCGGCAACCCCGTAAAAAGCAAGCTGAACTGCCGACTCATTTTTGGCCTCGTCATTATTATTATAAAAAAGTGTATTTAGCCCATTATCCTCGACCAAGCTTTTAAATTTCTCACAAATTTTCAAGACAAGAGCCTCAACCTCATCAATGCTAGGATGAAGACTTAACTTCAATTCAAGAGGATTCTCCTGAGTGGCGTCCTGCGTCTTTCTGTACCAAATATATTCGCCAGTTTTGTCCTCTTCAAAATCATACGGCTGCGCTTCCTTAGCTGTGTACTGGCTTACTAAATCGTCCATTAAGTCAGGGTATTTAAATATTAGCTCTTTAAGTTCAGATTTTTTAATGACAGTAAGAGATCGCCAGGAGTTACCTATGAGCTTATTCAACTTTTCTTTTAAGTCATCGCTTCCTACACCTATCTCGTCACTGCCGGTCCAATCAAAAGCAGCCGGTAAGTCTCGTAAAAGCTCTTTAGGCACTAAAAGTATCGGTTCTTTAGTAAATGGATTTTGCGGCACCCCAGTTTTTTTATCTATGGGTCCAACCCAGCCCGCAGGTAGTATTAGTTTATAAATATTCAGGGAGTACGTCAGTATATCTTCCTCAATGATATTTGCCGTCATATCACTAATTCTGTCCGGCCCAAAATTATCTTCAAACAATCCTACAAGCTCAAACAACTCAGGATCATTCTTCCCTGCCTCGATAATTGTCTTAGCTGTAACTAACACTCGACGTCTTAATTCTGGACCTATGCCGCTTCCAGCAGTTCCAGTTGATGAGTAACCAATACATAGACCTCTAACTTCATGCCATCGCATTTTTTTATCAGCTGCCTTCCAGAAAATATCTTCTTTCGCAGCACTTATCGACAATAGCTTACCGATTTCCAGAAATCTATTTTGCAACTTCCCGTAGCTATCTTTGAATTCTGGAGTTTCAGCATGTTTCAAAAGATGCGGATCGAGAAACAAGCGAGTGTCTAAATCCAAAACTGGATCCAAAGCGCCTAGCTCATCAATTTTTTTATGGGGTATCTTTAGGTATTTGGACAGAGAGGTAGGCATGACGATCCTTGTGCTAAGTAATAGTAGCGTCACGATGCCACTATCAACTTCAGGTAACAAGGTCATGAAGATCACCTCGCACTAAAAATATCGCTGCTCATAAATATCTGATTGATTTATATAAATATCAACCTATGGTTGTTGACCAAAATCCACTTTTGGTTGATATTTGTCTCACTCTTCCACCACAGAGCGAGGCAACACCATGCACACCACAGCCACCCTGCACGTCCATCCGGCCGCAGCTAATCCCTCCCGCATCTTCGAGGTCCGCCGCCTGGCACAAGACTGCGGCTGCGCCTTCATCGCGTCCAAACCCAAGCTGAAACAGCGCTACGCAACCGCCCCCTTCGATCCAAACGGCGGAGGGCACGCGGCATGAAAAAGTACAAACTCGACAACCGTACCCTGACCCTGCTCAAGGCCCAGGTCAGCCTTACCCAAACCTTCAACCACCTACTGCGCACAGAAACACAGCGTGAGGCCCTGGCCTTCCGCCTGAACGTCGAGCGCCGCAAAGTCGATACGCTCTTCACCGTTGAACTGGGCAGCGAACGCCACACGCTGACCCTGACCAACACCAAGAAGATGCACCTCAAGCTAGCGGACTTCATTGAGGAGATCGTCAACGGACCAACCACCCTTACCGATCCATCCACTCTGCCGCACGCAAACCGCCGCTACGGCGTGTTCGAGACCGAACAAAAGCAGCAGGTATTCGACCTGGTGCAAACCGGCGGCGCCCTCAGTCTCGATATGGGATTCGAGCAACCGATCAACTTAGCAATCCACCGCAACAAGACCCGCGCCGGCATCACCACCATCATGAGCATTGGCGTCAGAAAGCCGCGTACCAAGTGCTTCACAGTGTACGGCAGCGACGTGGAGATCTACTCCATGGTGGCCGAGTCCATCACCCATCTGGCTGCCGTGGCGACACCCGCCGCGCACGCAGCCTAGGAGGCCGAGATGGAACGCTGCCTGGAAAAAGCCGCCAAGTACTTCGGCCTCACACGCCCAAAGCTGATCGCTCTAATGCGTAAAAAGGGCCTGCTCAACGACCGCAACCTCCCGGCCTTCCCGGTGCGGGACCACGAGTACCTACGAATCAAGGACAGCAACTGGTACCACGAGACCGCCGGTATGCAGTACAGCCAGTCGACAAAGGTCCGCCAAGCCGGCATCCGCTGGCTCGCGGAACAGTTGGGCCTCGAACTGCCAGCCATCCCGGCAGACAACCGTGACGTGGCCTAGGGAGTACGCCCGCCAGATCGTCGCCATGCACACACGCGAGGAGCGCAACGCTGCGCTCCTCGAAGTGCCGGAGCATCTGCGGGAGCTGACCAAACGCCATTGCCTGAATGCCTGGAACCACCCTTCACGACTCAAACGCAAGGAGGCCGCAGCTCATGAGCAACATCAGTCAAACACCGCTACGACTGCAACCCGCACCGGATAGCGCGACCGTCGAGATGCTGCACCAACTCTTCGGCGACGTGCTTATCCCCCTGGAAAAGCTGCGCGTGCATTACTTCAAGAACCTCAACGAAAAGACCTTCACTGAGGCGATCAACAGCGGGCGTATTCAACTGCCCGTGACCACTCTGGACCACAGCGTTAAGGCGTTGCGGTACGCCCATATCAAACACGTCGCAGCACTGATCGACATTCGCGCTTACCGAGCGGACGAAGACATGCCACGGCCACAAAACGATTCATCCGAGCAAGACCAGTAACCCAGACGGCTGCCACCACCAGCCACGAAACCACTAGGAGCACACCACATGACTGCAATTCAAATCTTCGCATTGATCAGCATCATTTTCGCCGCCGCGATCCTCTATTGGGTCGGCTATCGAGGAGGTCTGATTGATGGCCGCATCGAAGGTATCGATGAAGGCAAGGCTATTCAGCAATCGGATAACTCAGGGGTAATTGAGGATCTGAAGCGACTGCTTGATCAGGCCCAGGACCAGTATATGAAGTTGTATTCCCATTACGAGCGGGCCTTGGCCGCTTCGAAACTTGGGGAACCATCGCGCCAAACTCTCTTAGATATCGCCGAAAAGCTGCGAATTGCGGCAGAGACATTCAGCGCATTCCGTACCGGCAAAAAACTCGAGCGCGACACACTTACTCTCCGCGACCAAGCTCTTGCCATGGCAGCTTTACTAGGTCCAGTGGCACCAAAGTTGGAACTGTCCCCATCGAGCTGCTCAATCACTGAGTCCCAAGGTCGATGGGTGATAGAGCGCGGACCAACCGAGGCAATGTGCCCTGCAGAAGCCCGCAAAGCAGTGCAATTCTTTCGAACCGAAGCGGAAATTCATAAACGAAACCAAACAGCATTCGGCGGTGACGTATGAGCAGAGCCATCCCCATGCTGCGCTTGTCCCCACAAGCCGCCGGCACACTGCAACAGCAGCACGCCAAGGCCACCAGGGAACTCCACGCCCCTACCCTCTACAACAAAGAACTCGACCGGCAGTTGAAAGCGCTGATCGGCTACGACTCTTTGCGTCAGTTGCACAAAGCAACTAACAACGCCCTGCTGCTGGCCGATCTTGTGAGGGAAGCCGCATGAACTGGATCCTCACCTCAACCGGCAAGCGCTTCGACCTATACGAGCCATACGTTGACATGATCGACCCACGGGACATCTCTCACGCGCTGGCCCATCTGTGCCGCTTCAACGGCCACACCCGCGAGTTCTACAGCGTGGCCCAGCACAGCTCCATAGTCGCCGAGCTGGTGCCGGAAGATCACAAGCTCGCGGCATTGCTCCACGACGCGACCGAGGCGTACCTGGGTGACATGACCCGCCCACTCAAGCAGTGCATGCCCGACTACCGAGGTTTCGAGGACGTGATCTGGATGCGCGTTTGTGAGCGCTTCGACCTGGCCCTCGATCTCCCTGCCAGCGTGCACCATGCCGACCTGATTGCACTGGCAACCGAACGCCGCGACCTCATGCCAACCGATCCGGCTATCTGGGATTGCTTGGTCGGCATCGAACCCATGGTTGAAACCATCCGCCCATGGCCTGCTGCAGAAGCCAGACTCACCTACCACCATCGGCTGATGGACCAACTCGCCATCGAACATCGGAGGAAAGCGGCGTGAAGAACCAACAGAACAACACTAGTGTCGTGTCCGCTTTGCTCCGTGCTGCAGATGGTGTCGACACGCTAGAAACAAACAGTCTCTGCTGCGAAGCAGCAGGCATTATTGCCCTTTCCAGCGCCACTGCCGAGGCACTTATACCCCCCGAAAAGCTGCGCAGGGCAGCGCTCACTGATGCAACGCTAATCGCTCCAGTACGCCCGCTCGCGCAGCCTGCCTTGGGGTATAAACGCCAGCCGCCCGCTCACAAATTGATAGTCAACACATTGGAGGCCGCATGAACACGCTTTTTTTGCTGATGGCTCAATATGACGGTCAGGCGGTGATTCCACTTGCCCGGGTCTGCGCCGACTACATGAATCTGACGGTTGAAAAATTTAAGCACAAGCAACTGACGGGCGAAATTGACATTCCAGTGGTTCGCCTTGGCGCACGAAGTCAAAAAGCTGGGCTCGGAATCCACTTAAAAGATCTAGCTGACTATATAGATCGTCAACGACAAGCAGCTATGATTGAACAGGCGAAATTATTCGGAAAAAATTGATTACGACTGTAAAAAACCCAGTCTGCATAGACTGGGTTAATTATTATAACTCAACCCTACCCTCTTCAAAAAAAAGCTCAGACTGTTGAACCAACGCCACATCATTCACAAATTCGTCACAGCGACCGAACTTCCTAAAAAAACGATTCAAATTACAAATATAGATTGTATACCCGCCCTTATCAGAGCAGTCCACATAAACCCTATTATGTCTCATGATATGGTCGTCATACTCATCAAAATGAGGATGCACAATCTTAAATGCCTTACTCACCGTAGGATAATTAACTCGGGGAGCCACCATAACCGGATCAAAAACTTCTTTCTTACTTTTATACTCATTACAATCAGGGCACACAACACAAAGATTTTTTGGCTCAAACATAAAATTTAAGTATTGAGACTTAGGAACAATATGTTCAACCGCTGCGCCCACAGCCGAACGGGCAGCAACCGGCCCCTGGCAATACACGCAAACTAAACGCTGAATTTCGCGATAATAGTCTCTAATCTCACATCGCACACTCTGCAAATCCGCGTCACCCCAATTCTTATGGGAAAAACCAGACTGTTGGATCTTCTCATTTATTATCGCTAAAGCTTCACCACTCAAAACGACTGGATCGTTAATTATTGGCATATTTTTCACACAACTCGGCCACCGAGCTAATAAGTTCTTTAACTGGGTCGTTTGACTCGACCTGCTTATCCAACTCCTTCAAACGAACTAACTCTAGCGCAGACTCAGCATCAACAAACTTAGCGGCCTTTACCTTAGCTAAGAGATTGAATGCGAGACGAGATATGTACTCATTCATCACACCTGGAGCGTCAAACAACTCGGCAAGTTGGTAATCTGCAGAGCGGTGATAAAACTCAGCAGCATGATAAACCTCCTGTTTTGATAGAGATGTGACAAAGCAGGCTCTATCTCTTAGCCGGGATATAATTTGCGGAGAATGAGTAGCAACAATAAAATGACATCGACTATAAGCAGAAAAAGATGTCGTCAACAACATCATGAACTGTTCCTGCCACCGAGGATGCAAACTAATTTCGGGCTCATCAATTAAGATTATCGATCCATCTGTGATATGTCCGGCAATGCCAAGCATAAGAACCAGCAGACATTGTTCTCCAGAGCTGGCTCTCTTGAGAGACATTTCACCATAACCAATCTTCTCTAACTTAAGATCCATCAACCGCATTAGCCCAACATTAACTAAAACCAGCATTGCCTCAATATAAGCATCATTGGCTACTCGACCATCTAGAGACGCAGACCCTCCTGAAAAATTTATCGTTAACTCTATTGCTTTACGCTTAGTAAATAACTGATGGACTTTTCTTATCGCATTGAAAACTTCATGCCGTTTGGAAACCGGCAAAGCCTCAAGAATCTGAAAATACCGCTCATCAATCTGAATTCCGTAGTCCGCATCCATGCATTTTAAATCAATTGATAGACTCGCATCACCTACCCTACCAACGTCGTATTCATCATAGTCTTTGCCTGACCGGATATATCCGGGCTTGAATACAAAATCCACAACTGGGTAGAAATTCAATGAATCGAAGACGGCTAGCAAATTATGATTACCAGATCTAGCAAGCAACTTATCTATCAACCCTTTTGAAGCGGAGGCGATAAGTGAAACAGCCGATGATGGTTGATACATGCCCTCACCGCGCATACCGACATATCTGTAGTTAGATCGAACATCGGGATTGAGTTTTCTTTTCTGACTTGGAAACTTATCGAATGGACTAGTAGAGATGGCAATTACTTTAGAATCATTATCGACCCCATGCCGATTAGAGTATGTAAGAGCGCCATCATCAGGATCAAAAATATAAGCGTATTCAAAAGATTCTGTTTTAGCAATGTCTGCCAACAACCTACTTTTGCCAACACCATTTTTCCCCACAATTACCGTAAAGACATTTTCATCATCACCAACCTGGCTAGGTTTGATTAAATTTATAAAATGCCCATCGTGTGCGACAGAACTTAACCTAGCCATACCATACCTTCCATGATTTTTGATTAGGGTATTGCTAAGGATAGCATTTTGCAATCACGAAAATCCGCAACACAGCCAGTCGTTTAGTTTTCAAGATTTTATTACGAGCGATAGCCACTTCCACGCTTCATATGAATTTCCCCGACCTCGCAGATGTGTATACCGCCGAAGGGAATTCCAATCCCGATGACCGGAGACGCTCGATACTCTTGGTATGTCCCAATCCATTTCGAACAACCGACTCACCCCTTCATGTCTCAAGTCGTGAAAATGGAGATCTTCGATGCTCAGCATCGGGCACGCACGCGTGAAAGACGCTGACACCGATTTAGCGTTATAGGGAAAAATCTCCCGCGCAACCTTCGGCATGGAATGCAATATAGCCCAGGCCTCGTCCGGCAGATGACACCACACATCGTTACCGATCTTCTGCCCCGGATTTTTCATATCCCGCACCAAAACCGCTTGCCGAGCACAATCCAGGTCCTCCCATCGAATCCGAGTAATCTCCTCCTGTCGACGCGTCGAAAAAAGCGCAAAAGCGATCAACTTCGGCATATGGATCGAGTCCGGCCGACGCTTCTGCATCTCAGAAAAGTGGCTCATGAGCCCGTCTAGCTCCTCCAGCGTGGGGCGGCGGTTGCGCTCCTTGCTCTTGCTGACCATGCCAAGCTTGCGTAAGACCTTGCGAGCATCAGGCATTGCATGCGGGTCGACTTCATAACCCCATGCTGGTCGTGCCACAGATAACACAGCGCCCAAGTGCGACAGATCATTCCCGACCGTCTGCGCCTGAACACCACCACCCTCTTTACTCATGCGCCACTGAGCGAACTCCACCAGCTTCTGACTGCTCAGTAGCGCGTCGTCGATATCACCCAACCAGGTCTCGCTGATCGCCTTCAGCGTGGCGCCTTTGGTCTTTCCGAGCGGCCGGATCTTCTCGTACTCATCCAGGTACTGCTCGATCATCTTCTTGATCGTCACGCCCTTCCGATTCGCTCTCTCAATAGCACCTGGTTGGGCCAGCTCCGTCTCCCGTCTCTTGATCCAGGCCTGAGCGACTTGCTTACGGTCGAAGGTTTGGCTTTCCTGATAAACTGTCTTGCCATCCCGATTGATCCGTATCTGCGCCGTGTAGGCTGTCGAGTTGTCCTTGCGCTTACGTGCTGTGATCGTGCCCAT